CTCATTTTCTATATCACTAAATTTCTGATTAACTGATAATCCCAAATTTATCCATACATTATATTTTACTTTAAATGTTCTAGATATTTCAAGCATTGGCGCATTATTTATTTTCCATTCTGAAAAATTTGATTTGGCAATTTTATCCTTTTTAATATTTATTAAACTACTCATTTCGCCTTTTTCTATACGTAATTTTTCGGCAATAACTTTACTATATTTCGGTATGAATTTGTCGTAAAACTTTTTATCAAGTTTATTAACGATATCATTCGATATACCACATTTGGAACAATTATTATTTTTATTTTTTTCCGCACTTATTATAAATTCATGTAATTCTCCGTTCGGACACCTATTTTCGTAGTAATCATAAAACGATCTTACATCATCTATTTTATCAATAGCCGTTTCAATATTCTTATTTTTAACATTAGATAGTAATGTGTTGCATATAGAACATTTTACATCTATTATAAACATATTCTTAAAATCTGCGATTTTTTTCATATCGCTCTTTTTGAACCATTCCACTATATCCTTTTTAAAATATTCTTTTTTAGAACCGGATAACATTCCTTTATTATTCGCAGACTGAAAAATTATTATATCAAATTTATGTTTATTTCCATCATTATCATAAAATTTCTCTATTTTAATATTAGACTCCCTAAAATTATTAAATTTTATCATGTAATTACTATTAAGGTCAAATTTATTGAATGGACGTAGTTCGGGCTTTTTTAAAATATTATCGATTTTTTTTTCTGCATCTAGAACAAATTTATATTTCTTATCTAATTCTATATAATTTATACTGTAAGGCACTGCATTCTTAGCGTAAATTTTTTCTTTAATATAATCAGTTATATATCGGAAGCTTCCATATTTATATTTTATTTCTTCTGTATCACCCCATTCATTCACTGTATTGATTGTTTCATAAATACTTTTATCATCCTTTTCTTCAATTATAGTTTTCCAACTACGGCCTAATACTTCTTCTATAGTATTATTTTTCTTATTTTTTGCTTGTTTTTTATAATATTGGTTCATATTAATGACATATTCAATATATTTAAAAATGTTTTCATTCGTAATATTCACCGCATCTTCGGTTTTTTTAATATTTGACTCATCACTTTGTAAATTGGAAGCCCATTTATAAGCCTTAATTAAAATAGATTTTATTGTATCTGGCGTTATACTAGTAATATTATTAATAGTAATATTCTTAGTTTTTAATATTAGGAATAAAGCATTGTTGATGATATTTTGTATTCGCACATGAGTTTTTGAATCGCCGCCCGTACTAGTTTTTTTTGTTTTAGTTTGTTTTTCTTTTTTTGGTTTATCTTTTTGTTTTTCTGTTTGTTTATCTCTCTTTGGGGTTTCTTTCTTTAATTCATCTTTTTGTTTTGGTTTATCAGTCTCATATAGAGGGCTTTCCTCAGTTGTATTTGGTTTATCAGTCTGATATAGAGGACTTTCCTCAGTTGTATTTGGTTTATCAGTCTCATATAGAGGGCTTTCATCTGTTTTATCTTTTGGTTTTTTAAGTCTGTCAGTATTAGATGGATCTCCTCTAGATGAAAATGTTATTAAACCATAATTTTTGTTAATCATATGTGCTACAATAGCAAATGTATATACTGATATGTAAATACTCATTAAATCCTTGATGCTGTCTTTACTGTTAGATTTTATTTTCGACAGATTGACTTCTATTATCCCCATTTCTGATCGTAATGTTTCTACAACTGATGTAATAATTGATTTAATATTGACAGAATTCTTAAATTTGACATAAGATGTCATAATATGCGATACTTCATTCCATATCTGATTCTTCAATCTATCATATTCCATAACAAATGATACTCTTTTACCCGAAATATATTTCATTATATCTTCCTCATCTGATTCTGCAATCATTTCACCACATATACGGCAGAAATAACCATCATCGGTAACCGGTAGAGAAAAGTTATTAATCAGAAATTCTCTAATTTTCCCATATTTAGTCACTTTATCATATGATTTTTCAATGATAAGCTGTGCCTTAGCTATGATATGAGGGCATATCATATTTATCTTATCTTTATTTTGCAACATTTCTAGTTTTGGGTTAGTTATGTCAGCGGGAATTTTAACCATATCGGATATTTTTCCAAGACATTCTTTAATTAAATTATATCTTTCGTTGTTAACAGCCCAATATAGAGAATTTATTATTTTAAAATCACTAGAATAATTAAATAATGATGCATAATATTTTTCCATCTTACTAAACTCCAGTTCTACTATTTTATTCTGAGCATCAGTTAGTTCATCCAGTGAATAAATATTAAATTTACGGATAGATATCGATTTTTTTTTAGCGTTTTTTAGCATTTCAGTAAATTGCATTTTTCTAAATTCGATCATATTATTTTCATGAAATCGGTTTAAATCCAATGTCTGCAATAATCGTTTACTAACATCATTATTTAACCCCAATATCATTACTTTATGAACTAAGTCAAAAATATTATTTTTATAAAACATAAAATCATTAGAAAAGGACGTGTCGCCTAGTCTAGTATTAATTAATTTAGATATCATTACGGATATTGGATTTTGCTTAATTATAGTAGGCTTATATTCGCCGTTAAAAATATTATATTTTTTTACTACATTCTTTAAATATACGGTAAATGGTTCTATTTGTATATACCTATAAAGCATAATAAGATTGTTAGCATAAAAATTTTCAACATAATTGATATAATCGCATATGATTTTTATTTTTGATTTTGAGTCGGTGTCTGAGTTAAAATAAATTTTATATTCATCTTTTCCATTCGGTTTCAATGAATCAATTCTGGATTGTGTGTAAAAATAACTCTGAAAATCTTCTAATCCGTATTTACCTGACATTAAAATATCATTAACACCTAATTCGTATACATAATTTAAAAATGAATTATCGCGTATTTTATTGAATGATTTAGGAATGATAACACCTATAACATTGAAACTAGTACCGTTTGGTATTATTAATTCTTTTATCTTACCTTCATTAATTGAATTTTTGCTATCATATTCAAATCGTACATTAATAGGATAATCCAGTTGCAACGATATATTATAGTATTTTTCAACAGTACGTTCATCTACTTTTTCCTTTTTAAAAACATCAACAGTTTTAGTTTTTACTGTAAAATCAGGTACTTTCTTAATAATAGGTATACAATACGATAATATGTCTTTTATTAAAATTGCCGGTATTGTCGATTGAGTTTTAATAGATAATTCGGTCTGCGTATCCATTTCTAAAAATGTTGGATAATGGTGTATAGGCAATGATTCATTTTTAATAAATGACTCGTATTGTAATTCCTTTTCGGTTTTATTAGATTCGCCATTTATTTCAGGTGCTTTAAATACAATAATATTACTTGTCATATTTTCAATTATTCAATAACTTATATACTTTATAAATGAAAAAACCTAATATATTAATCAGGTTATATACTATTAATTTTTATTTTTGTTATAAAAGTTTAATCGTTTTTGAATTATACATATTTTTATTTAAAAAGAAATGGAAAATAGATTGTTTGACCGACATAACTATTCATCAAAAACTATTGAAAACTATGAAATAATGAGCGCATACTTCGTTGACATATTTTATAACCACTTATACACCGAGGCTAAAAAACTTAAAGTAAATGGAGTCGTTGGTAGTATAACTGAGGGGTACAAACATACACTCAACGCCTTCTTAAAGGGATTAACTAATCCCAATTTATATAAAAAATCCATAATAGGAATACATCACTATTTTATTACTATCGGATTTGCCAGCATATCTTTTTCAGCGTGCATTGATAAATTAACTAAAGAATTCATTCCTACTGATTATTTTAATTCATTAACTTCCACTCAAAAAATGGGGGTTTTTCGCATGGTTATAAATCAATCTGTTAAAAATTTTATAAAAAAAATAGTAGATGAACATATGGTTAAAATAATTGACCATCATCAAGAAAAGGATAATGTTAGATTGCTTCAGGATGATTTTATCGATTGTTTAATTTTAGAAAGAGAGGGTATGTATCAGAGATTTATAGCAACACAAACTAAAACTAATAAAAATGAAACAGTAAACAGATTATTGGCGGAGAAAATGCAAAACGAAATAAAACGTTTAGTCAAAGAAAAATATGACCAACAAAAGCAACTAGTTTATCTTAAAAAGGCATATTTATCTAAAAAAGAATCCGAGAATAAACTTAATGAGCTAGTTAATGAATTAAAAGGTCAAATAAGTGCATTACAAAGTAAACAATCAGCCCCCGTTACTGAAAAAGAATCATTTACTGGCACTTACGGCAAATTTAATAATTCATTACAGCCAAAAAATTCACCACAACCGTCATCTGATGATGAAGATTATCCTGCTAAATCATATAAGTCTGATTCAGATGAACCTGATGATAAAAAAGAAGTATATACCACGGTTAAGCCTCAGACTTTCAACTTCCAGCCTGTTAAACCTCAGATTACTAACCCCCCGTCTGTTAAACCTCAGATTACTAACCCCCCGTCGGTTAAACCCCAATCGACTAACAACCAATTGGTTAAATACCAATCTGTTAATCCACAGTCGACTACTAACCGTTCGGTTATATCCGTGGATGTAGAAAGCGAAGAAGAATCTAATTTCATTGAAGTAAATAGTGAAAATATAGTTAAAGTATTACAAGGTGATAATGAAATATTAGAAAACTTAAAGGATTCTGATTTATTTAATATTAATATGGATTCGGGTACTACTCTAGATGACTTTGCTTAATAATATAAATATTATATTTCAGGTTTGTATTAATATAGTAATAAAGATTTATTATAAAGATAATGCCTTTTGAATTAGCAGAATCGTTAAAAAATACATGCGGTATGACATTTGCGTCCCGCGGGATTAATGGATTGTTCTGTAGTAAAATATATACATCAGCTATTTTAACTCTGCTGATAATTGTTTTAATAATGATATTGTACCCTGGTCAAAAGGGAACCCCATTTTGGATGATAGGCAAATTGGGTGTTTATATTTTCATTACTACTTTAGTAATAGTATTTATTCATGACGGTGTTGTATATACTGCATTTGAGAAAAAAACAGGTGGCGACGCGACTGAATCATTTATAGCAGGGATAGGTGGCGATGCTAATTTGCCGTTTAAAGACGAAAATCATGAAGTTCGTCCAAATGTAAGCGGGGGGTATGTAGACGATAATGTTTCTACTCAGGGAGGCGATGATACCGAAAAATTTTTTAAAATGTATGGGGTATAATTAAGCGGATTTATTTGATGGTTCATTTGATGATGATGATACATTTGATGATTTATCAAAAACTGCCGTATATTTTGAGTTATGGCATGCTTGTATTACTATTAAAATAACTAGGAACAAAACCATTAATAATAAATTATCATTTTGCGATTCTAATTCATATATTTCATATTGTTTTTGATTTAGTTCTTTAAAAATAGCTTTGTTAATACTTCTTTTTTTCCTAGGTTGATTTATATCATTTGTATCATGGCTTACATAGTCTTCTATATTACGTTTAATATACAGTCTATCATTATTATTTGGTTTATATTGATTCAATTTACTTAATAATCTTGATTCTTGATCCTTTATTTTATCAATATTAGTTAGACCATTGAAGTCCACTATAGGAGTATCTTCGAAATTGGTGTTATCAAAGCTTATTTGATCCGTTCCGAAAGTAGGCAATCCTAAGAAATGTTTACTCATGTTTCTTAAATCAATTTTATATATAAAAATAGATAAATATTTATTAAAATAATGAATATAAAACTTTATATTTGAAATATAATAGGCAAATAATAATACTTTTATTGTATGAGTAATATAAAAGAGTATGAAATTCCATCAATCTTATTTATTAAAGGCGTTTTTATTAGAGATTGTATACCTATTGATGAACTTTTCGAACAGCAAATAATGGAACAATTAAACAACGATAATCCGATAGTATGTTATGAAAAATTCCCTTCGTTTTTTGTAAATAATAAAACGTGGATTAAAACAACTAATATTAAATGTTGGTATTGTGATTTATCTTTTGATTCTACACCGGTATTTATACCCAAAATGATAGAACATTCTGGATTGACTAATGATTATAATATACCAACTCTGGGGTGTTTTTGTTCATTCTGTTGTGCAAAGTCGTATTGTGACATATATTATACTAGAATATGCGACAATATTAAAATAAATGAGATGCTTAAATTTTTATATAATATATTCAATGGTAAAAAAATAAAAGAAATAAATTCGGCACCGAATAAATATGAAATGGTTCAATATGGTGGTACATTAGACCAGCTAGAATTTAGAAAAAAAATATTACAATTGTCGGAATAATAAACAGAATAATCAAAAAGAATGGCTATGCTTTGCAATTAATTGAGTTTGATATTTAATTTCGGATTCATCTTCAGGGCTCATCCATGTTATTTTTATTTTACATGTATCCTTTCCTGGAGAAATCCATATTCTGTAATCTTTGGCCTTTAGTTCGTCTATTACTGAAGCCCATATATATCTTTGGCTGTCTTTATTTGACATATTTGGTATATTGAATGTTATGGGTATATTTGTTATTATATGATGACAACCTTCTCTATGAGCAGTTATTAATTCTTGATTCATTCGTCTAATAATATCTGTTATTACTTCTTTCAAGTTTCTTTTTTGTAAATTATTGTTTCTAAGACTATTGGCCGATACTAAAGAATCATTTGATATTTGTATTTTTTCGTTCGACATATTATATATTTCATATAATAAATTTTGTTTAACCCATATAATTTATAAATACAAAAAATTCACAATATTAATATAGGAATTTTATTTAATAAAATATGTCTTTAAGCGATGTTGAAGTTGCTGAATTAAAAAATTTAATAAGAGTCAAGGATTTAGTTAGAAGAACTGAAAACCCAAACCCTTTTGTTATTATTATTATTATAATAGTAGTTATTATGCTTATGTATATTCTGTATGTAAAATACATTAAAAAAACAATTTCCGGTATATGGATTGATGCTAACGAAAAAGAGCATGAAATAATACATGATAAATGGTCCGATTCAATTATGATTGATTGTAATAAAGGAGTTGTAAAGGGTAATTTGGTAGTGATGTATACAGAAAAGAAAATGGAATTAGGTATATGGCTAAATGATAAAATTAATTGGGTTGATGGTTCGGTATGGCATTGTTTGTATGGTGAATAATTTATAGTAATACTCTACTAAATTTTTTTTACAAATAAATAAATATTTAGAGCATTTAAAATCAGTGTATTATAATACAACGCATTATATACTATAAAGGCGTTTATATTTGTTATATCCTTTTAATAAAATAAAATATATTTCAAATTATTTATTTTCAGAAATGTTTTGATTACCTAGATATAATTATAACTTATTAACAAAATAATCCAATGGCTACTGGTGGTATTTTCCAACTTATTACCAATGATGGTAAACAAGACCGAATGTTAATGGCTTCTGCCCTTCTGGCTCAACGCCTTGAAGCCGCACGTGCTGCGAGGGCTGGAATGGCTGACCCAACTCCTACTCTTTATGATATTGAGAAGACTCATATTTTATTTACTAATGCTCACTTCAAGCCATTTGCCGCTATTGGTTTTGAGTACAATAAAGTTAACACTTCGTCCGGTAATAGTTCTCTGGGTCAAAGTGTGATGTTTAGTATCCCCCAATTCGGTGATTTCTTTAATGATATGGTTGTTCATGCCGTCATTGAACAGCCTTCGTTTGGTGCTGGATATGCTGATTTACCAGCTAGCAAGCAAAATCTTATGCGCTGGTGCGACTATCCCGGCGAACGACTTCTTAAGAAGGTCGCATTTAATGTTAACGGTAATCCTCTGGATGAATATGATAGCGATGCCGTAAATTTCCATCGAGAATTCTCTATTCAGCCCAATAAGGAATTAGCATGGAATCGATGCGTTGGACAAGAGGAAGATGAACAAGGGTTCCTCGACCAACCCACGTGGGAGGGTAATAATGTTAAGTCCAGTGATGTTAAGTATAGGTCGGTAGTTACTGGTCGAAGTGGTCTACAAACGCCTAGCGGTCCTAAGACTGAGGCCGTTGAACTTTTCATTCCTCTTCTGTTCTGGTGCAATAAAGATCCCCGTCTTGCAGTTCCTTCCGTTGCTATTCCATATGGTCAGCGTTTTATTACCCTTGATTTAGCATCCTCGTCTGAACTTGTTGGAGAAGTCCCCCGTGGTTATGCCGATGGCTCTGATCCTTGGACTGCATCTAATTTATCCGCAGGAGGAACTCTCGGACTTGCAACTCTTACATCCATCGAACTTTATATTAACAATATCTTCGTTAATCCCGAAGTTCATAATATCTTCATTAAGCGAATTGGTTTTACTCTAATCCGCGTACACCGCCGTCAATCTCTTGATGTAAACGTTGCATCTAACTCCGTACTTCTATCGAACCTTAAATGGCCTATTGAAGCATTATTCGTTGGTATGCGAGTTAGCGAATACAAGAGTTCTACCGATGTTGTTATGACTAAAAAGCATCTTGACAAGTGGCACAGGTTCTGCCAAGTTAAGAGTGAAAAGCGAACCACTCAAGGCTGGAAGAGTCTACGAGTTTCCGCCGCTGAATATGCAACATTACCCCTGGCATTTGCCTCTGGAGTTGTACCTGCTAACCCAGCCGCCCTAGCTTCTTTTACTCTGTCTGCACCCGCCCCCGGTGTTCCAGTTGTTGCTACTCTAGTAGGTTCCACGGCTTTCAATGTTCTGAAGCAGGGTGATGTACTTCAATTCGTTGCCGGCCTTGTAAAGCACACTTTAACTGTGGCTACTGTAAGTGCTTCCGGCCTTGTAGTATCTTTCGTTGAAAGCAGTGATCAAGTACCCGGATACGTCGGGGGTGATATGGTCGCGGCTCCCGCCAGTGCTGTAGTGGTTACCTCCAGCAAGCATGTTGAAAGCAGCTACACTGTTTCTACGCATGTCCCTACCCTTAAGAGTCT